TTTTTACTCATCTTTTCACCTCCTTTGTTATATAATTATTATATCATACTTTTTTGATTAATGCAATACTTTTTTCAAATATTTTTTAATATAAAAAGGGCTTTTACACCCTTTATTTTACAAATACATTTTTTATAGTTTTTAATATTTCCAATACTTTTTTATCTTGTATGTCTTCTTCTTTGTATGCTTCTCTCTTGTTAGTGCATAATCTTATATAATTATTACCAATTTTTTGAGTTTTAATTACAATATCACATCTACCCATACAAGCATTTAAACACTTTTGACTTAGTGCAGGTGCTTGATAACTTGTTTGTCCGTCCATTTTCTCAACTATATGAGATATAAAAATTACATTCATATTCATTTGTGTTAGAGTTATCATTAAATTTTTCCAAACACTGTTAAATTTATTAAAGCCTTTACCGAATGCTATATCTGCTAAACTTTCAACCTTAGCAAGTTCACATATATGATTTACTAACATTGTTTCAATATCATCAATTAGGTCTATAATTAGTGTTTTGTATGTATGCTCTCCTTTTTCAAGTTCAGCTATCACTTCACTAAATTCAGTAAAATTCTTAACAAATACACTAGGTGTTGTAATCTTTGTTGCATTTCCATCTGTATTGATAATCAATGGACTTTCAAATTCTTTGGCTAGATACGTCTTTCCTGACATACTTTCACCCCATATCAATATATTTTTTGGTGTCACATCTGCTTTTTTTGGTTCATTTTTTGGTAATATCATTTTATTGCCTCCTATCTATTTATTAATCTACTAATTAATCATTGCAAAAATCTCATCTAAGACGTCCAATGGATATGTGTTTATTGTTCCATACTTACTATCTATTACTTTTCCTATTGCTAATCCACAATCTTTACATAATTTAGTTGCTTTTCGTCCAATAACGCTACTGTTATATGTATTAGCATTTATGCCTCTAAAATTGGCGTATCCTATTACAGTGAAATATTCACTTGTTATTGTTCTTCTTAGGTTATTCTCTAGTCTAGCTGTATTCTTTTCTATTGTATTTAGTCTATTTTCCATATCCACCATTAATTGTGCTTGTGCTAATAGTTGCTCAGCTGGTGTCAATGGTTTTGAATAACTACCTGTTTTTCTTATTTCTTTTAGTATTTCTTTTACTTTCTTTTTCCATTCTTTAGCTATTGGTTTTGTACTTTGCATTAAAATTTCATATAAACCATCTTCTGTAACAAACCACATTTCCCTATTTTGACCCGATACGAAAAATTTTCGTATTAGCTTTTCGTTTTCATCAACAGTTTTTAACATTTTATTAACATCATAACTACCATTCCCTGTTTTAGCATAATCTATCCATTCAGCAACATCTTTTGCTAAAAATAATGGATTTTCAAAATCTCCATATATTCTAAAGTTCTTTTCAAATACCACTCTTTCATCAATTATTCTTATTTCTGTCATTTTTTATTACCTCCTATAACCCTTTATTTACATCTAATTCTTACATAACCTTTTCTGTTGCTAACTTTACTGTACTTTTCCATCAACTCAGGTTGTTCTTCTTTTAATTTTGTACTATCTATTGTTAAAGCCTGAGTTGGATTTACTCTTGTTATTTGTAAATGCTCTGTTTCCATCGACTTTACATTATATTTTTGCATTAAATTATATAAAATCTCTCTTTGCTCTTTAGCCTCATTTTCTATATTTTTTAACTTTTGTAATTCGTTTTCCAATCTACTCAATTTTGTTATTGTGTTTCTATATTCTGTTATTTCATTTTTAAAATAAAATTCCGCCTCTGTCATTTCAGGATTAGCTTTTAATCTTTCAACATCACTCCAAAATGTTTCTGCTTTTCTTAATATTTCTTTAATTAATTCGTCATCTCTATCTATTTCTGTTACTGTGATTCTGTTCTCATCAAACTCTAAATTGAAATAATCATCAGTATTATGTATCTCAAAATCAAAACCTTTATAAAAATCATCAGGACGTTTGTATTGCACTAGGTATCCTTTATTTACATTAAACTGATACATATATAATTGCATTTGTAATACATAATCCTCTACGCTATCTCTATTACCACTATTGGTTTTGATTTCTAGTAATAATCCAGCCTCTTTATCTAAACCATCACAATTACTTCTCAATCCTAAAACATTATCTATCGCGGTATTTTCTCTAAATTTCAAATTATAAATAGCGTTTACATAATCTCTAATAAAAGGCTCTAGTAATTGTCCGTATCTAGTATATTCACTGCCTTTATATGTACCTCTTAAAACACCTGCTTTTTCTTTCGCTAAATCATAATAGCTTTTATACTCTGATACATTAAATAAGGCAGGAATGTCACTACCACCTATGTATTTGTTACGATTTTTCGTTATGTTCTCACTTATTTCAATCATCAAAACTGCCTCCCAAATCCTCATCTGTCAATAACTTCTCAGCAAAATCTTTTTTCTCATCTAGTCTTGCATAAACACGTTCTTCTATGGTTCTATTTCCTATGTACTTATAAACTGTTACTTTGTTCTTTTGTCCTATACGATAAGCACGTCCTAAGGCTTGTGAATAATCTTGATAACTCCACGTAGGGCTAAAGAATATTACTTCTGTGTTGTATTGCAACTCTATTCCTGCTCCACCTGCTTGGATTTGTACTAATGTTGTCTTGCCTTTAAGTGTATCATAATCCTCAAACTTAGGTATATTTGATACTGCTCCGCTAACCTCATAATCAACTTTCATTATCTTTTTAATCTCTTTTGCCTCTCTGTTAAAATTATAGAAAATTAGTATGTTTGCGTCTGTATTGGCTCTAAACTCTTTAAGGTACTCTAATTTATCTTTAATTCCTGCACTTTGTCTAAGTCCTGCTATAACTTTACTTGTGTTATCATATAAAATTCCATTCCAATATCTATCTTTTTTAATGGTTAAATATTCTTTTCCTGCCTCAAAATAACACTCCTCAAAATTTAAAGGTGGTAAATCCACACAATCCTCTTTCATTAATGCTTTACTAGAAATTGATTTCCACATTTCGTCTATTTTATCTGTATTTTTCCAGTGTTTTATCTCCCAAAACCCAATATTGTTAAATTGCTTTACTGCAAACTCTTTTTCATATTTGTATCCGCTAGAATAAAACCCAAAGATACTAAAGTAATTTCCTAAATCTTGATAACCGTTAGAGGCAGGTGTTGCACTCAATAAACAAAATCCGTCTGCTTGTCTGCTGTGAGTTAGAGCAAATCTACTTCTTTGTGTACCTTTGTAATTCTTTATGTAATGGCACTCATCAAAAATAATGAACGTGTCTTTATCTACTTTTGCGTCTGCTAACTTATGGTAACTAATTACTTTATAATCTATATTATCTATTTTGTTATAAGTCTTAAATTTATTTATTTCTCTATCCCAGCCACCTTCACGTACTTTTTGTGCTGGTGCAACTATCAACAATTTCTTACCTTGTGCGTGTTTCCAGTAGTGATTAATACTTATGATAGTTTTACCTGTTCCTGTATCTAGCGGGTATATGTAGTTTTTGTGACTATTATCTATTAATTCTTGTTGATATTTATATAATTTCATAGTAATTTACCCTCTTTCAAAATCTCCAAAAACTCCTCCATACTAGTTGCTACACCCGCAATACCACCATTTTCTTTTATCTTAGCAATTTGTGCTTTCTGTAAAGGTGATACAACTCCGCCTTTTGTTCTTTTAACCTCTATCGCTACAAATTTTCCATCAATACAAGCCAAAATATCAGGTATTCCGCTTGGTTGAAATATACTTCCGTGAACCTTAAAAAACCAATATCCTTTATCTTTTAACCACTTTTTTATTTTGTTCTCAACTGCTTTTTCTTTTAGTTCTTTTATATCCTTATTTTTCACATTGTTATCTTTCACTGTCTAACCTCCATTGTGTCCTCAGATTATATATAACATCTTTAGCCTCGTAGACTACACTATTGAGGGTATTGTTCTTACTTTCGATGACTAACCACAATTTGTCTTTAGTTTTTACATACCATTCATAGTTTTTTGCTATAGTTCTATATTTTTTGTCAACTTGAATGTAAATATAAAACTTATCGTCATCTTTTTCGATGTAATACTCAAAACCCTCAAAATAGTCATAATACATTAAAATACCTCTCCTCTATGATTATTTAACCATTCCACAAGTTTATCTGCGATTATTAGGTATTTAACACCTATTTTCAAATAAGGAAAATCAGGATACTCATTCATTAACATTTTCAGTCTAGCAACCCCTATATTTGTGATAGCTGACGCCTCTTTAACAGTCAACATTATCTTATTCATAATCGTCCTCCTCATTGTCATCATTAAACCAATCATCATCGTCATCATCAAAATCATCTAACCAATTGTCTTCAACTAACGTATTTATTACATCCATACATTTATTCTCTACCCACGCTCTATTGTTTGTATATTCGTCCATAGGCTCAACAACAACATACCAATCATCATCTAAACTCTCTATTTTCATTTTTTCTGCATAATCTAATCTAAAAATATCATCGTTATCATCTAATTGCACATATCCTCTGTATATCCCTTTTTCATCTACAGTTATAAGCATTTCACGTCCCATATAATTGTTAGTCTTATCATTAGTCTTATTCATAATCTCTATCCTCCATAATGGGTAAATAACCATTTTCTTTTAATAAATTGTAAATAAATAATCTCCCTTTTTGAGTCCAATAAGTATGTGTTTTAGCATTATTATCTCCAACATTAAACGTCTTAGTTCTTGTATATCCACACTCTGCGTATTTTTGATATAAGAACCAAATATCACTCTCTTTGTATTGCACTCCCAACTTATGCAGTAATTCATTCATAAAGACTCCTGATTTTCCATAATCTTTAGCAATTACAGTTATTGTCACTAAATCTTTACATTGCAATATAACATCTGTATATTCTGCTTTTGGTTGTAATTCAGTTATTTGTTGCTCTTTAATCTTGTTATCTAATTTCAATTGTTCGTTTTCTTTTCTAGTTCTTCCATACTCAATCAGCATTTCTCCTAATCTTTCAGGCTCTCTCATCATTAAATCAAACACATTATCTGTTAAGTACATTCCTGTTTTACGGATTTGAGGTAATATATTGTCACAAACATTACCTTGAAATTCTCTTGCTACTTCATTGTTTGCTTTCATACACAATCTGTAGAATACATTTTCAGGGATAAAATCCTTTTCCCCACTTGTGGAGAAATTCAAATCAGTCAAATATTGATGTACTCTTTCCCATTTAACGTACTCTTTATTATTCTTAACTTGAGTAAATCCTAAACCTCTTGCCACGTCTTCCAAATTAAGCCACGCTGTATTATCGTCATCTAAATATCCTCTTACATTGTTTATAGTCACTAATTCATTTCTCATTGTTATATCCTCCTTTTATCATACAAACCATCTTTATCATACAAACTAACCATTTTATTTTATACATAATCACTTGTTTTAACTTTGCTTTTCTAAATTTCATTTTCAAACATCTCCATTTGTTTTATAATTTCAACTGCTCTTTTTAATTTTAACCCTTGCAATTCTCTTTTATTCCAATACTTTATTAATAATCTATAGTGCATTTTTATTACCTCACTTTTATTATTGGTTAATTTT